GTCATGTCAGATAAAATTATTGTACAACCCTCTGTTATTAATGATGTTGAGTTTTACATTACTCCAGATGGACGGGATGCTGGAGTTAGTATTAGTGGATTGGCGCGATTATGTGGAGTTGATAGAAGTACCATTCGTGAGGTTATTAACAACTTATCTGATGCTGGGGGTAAAACAGTTCCAGAATCATTAGAACCTTTACGGGATAAGACTTTTAACCTGGGGGTTGAAGGAATTAATGGTGCAAAAATAGTAAGTTCAATTGCAGTAACTATGTTTGTTGAGTATTACTCGTATGAATCTAAAGCTGCTAATGTTACTGCACGTAATACTTATCGTAAGTTAGCTCAATATGGTTTCGTTAATTGGGTTAAGGATTTAACTGGTGCTGTTGTTAATGATGATAATAAAGCCATACTTAATTCACTTAAGTTACTTAGCGATAAAGTAGATGAATTATCTAATATAACTACAGAATATAAACAACTTAGAAATGCAACAATAACTAACTTTCCTAATCTTGATGTAATGTTAAATGAGTTAACTGTAACTACGGAACTAACAACTCATAATGGATATGTCATTTTAAGTGACTATATTAAGAGTAAGGGTTTTGTTGCAGATAAATCTACAATGCACAGATTCGCTAACTTAGTTGCTGATACTTATAAGACAACTACAGGTAATAATCCAACTAAAATTAACGTTAAGTTAGGTAAAGGTAGATATAGACCTAATACATCAGCTTATGAAGTTGAAATGATTCCTATGTTAGATATGTGTTTTCGTAAGTTAGTTAATAGTTAATAAATACCACTACTTCTCATAACTCGATTTAATGCGTTCTCTTAGAGTTGGTTTAGTGTAGTTGTTGTTCATAGTTCATCCATGTAGATAACGTTAATAACTCTAGGTTTACCACCAATATTAACTATCTCTTTTTTCTTACTACTAACTTTAAATTTAGTACCAGGTAAATAAACATATTCATTTTTCTCTATTAAATGAACATCACCTAGATTTTTAGCGGTACTATTAACTTTAGGTTTATATACCATTTTTACATTAGCATCACTAGCGACTAAAGCAGCTTCATTTATATCTTGTTTATTAATCGGTAATCCAGTAGTGCTTGTTATTTGTGGAGTTACATAATCTTTACCAACTTGATAATTATCAATTGTTTCAGGATTAAGTTTAATATATCTATCTAACTTAGGTATCTTATTAACATCTATTGATTGTAATTTATTTATACCACTTATAGCGTTATTAGATAACTGTTCTAATTCATCATTATATAAGTTAGGATTTTTAACTTTATCTCTTAAATAATTATTTATCTCTTTATAACCACCTCCCATATAAGTATGAACCCCAATAGCTTCATCAATATTAATATTATATTGTTTAGCTTTTTTACCTAATTCACCTCCAACTAAATACCAGGGATTATTCTGCATATTCTTAACTAATTCGGGTGATGCAGTTGGATAATTTTTCTGTATTAAATTATTTACTAAACTACTTTTATTAGTTGATTCAACAACAGGTTCAGTTACCTTTTTAACAACCTGATTACGATTATATTGTCTAACTAATTTACCATTACGAAGATAAGATTTAACTCCTACAACTCCTAATAGACCAGTACCGAGAATTGCGCCACCAAGTAATAAGTTATTACGTTTACCTTTTTTCTTACTAAATGTAGTTACATCTGATATTAGAAACATATTAGTTAGCAAATCTCCCTGTTCCAGATGGTTTAGTATTACGACTCCATAGATTTTTTCTCGACCACCAATTAGCCGAAAACTTATCATCCTTAGTTAATTGACCACTTTTATTCTTAATGCCGCCACTTCTAGCTAAGTAATTTTTACGAGCTTCTGGTGAGTAATTATGTCCGTATCCGATTGCGCCGAATCTAATTACTTTGTATTTTTTCTTACCATCAACTAATTTACTAGCTAATACTATTTTCTTATGCACGCCATCGTTCGCTGCGATTGGCTTATTAGGTGTTAATGTTCTACCATCACGTAACTTTCTCTTACGTTTATCTTTACTTCCTTTGTTTCTCGCAAATGTAGCTAGTTTATTAACAGAAGTATAATAAGCATCTGTATCTATAACTTCACGTCTAGCTATTAATTTCGCTATTCTACTTCTAGCTTTTTTTCTACTTTTACTTGTTAATTGAGAATAACCGCGTTTAGGTTTAACTCCTATTGTTTTATAAAGATCATTACTTAATGAATCATTTATAATTTTATCTGCTTTCTTTACACCATACTTTTCAGCTAATCTTCTTCTACTAGCTTGTTGTAATAGAAATACACGCTCTTGTATTTTCTTACTTCTTTGTTTCTTAATTTCTTTTAACCATTTAGCAGCTTGTTGACTATCACCAGCTAATTCTTCTAATTTTTTATAGTTTTTTAAATCATCATAAGTAATTTGTTTGTATTCATTACCTATGTTACCCGATGCTACTATTTTATCTGGTTTTATTGGTTTAGCTTTTAAATTACTATTTTTTTGTCTTATATCTCTAACTTGCTTTTTAAATGCAGTTCTACCAACTTGTTCTGCATTTACATTAGGCTTTGATAACTCTGTAGGTAAATTATTATCAGATAGTATAGTTTCGGGATTGTTAATTTTATTCTTTAAATCCTTTAACTTCTCTATTTCATTTTGTAGCTCTTTCTGTTTTTTATTAACTGTTTGAGTAGGTATTGGTGTGTTAGGTTTAGGTACATTAATAGAAGATTTAATACCTTTACCTTTTAAAGCAAGGTAACTTAATCCTCCTAATAATGCAGTTCCTAATACAGAATTACGAATTATAGAGTTACGTTGTTTACGTTTAACTTTATCCTTACTACCAATACGTCTACCCATAATAAAAATGATGATAATTACTACCATCATTATAAGTGTTATTTGCTTCGCTGTTAATGTCAGTTTTCTATCTTAATGCACGTCCAGTTTTTGTGATGTTTAATTTTACCCTTAATTACTTTAATTAAACAACTACCATCTAGACCATGTGATTCTCGGAGATGAACTAATCCATAACAACATAACTGTTCATTAGTTATTAAGTTAGTTAGGAGGTAACGTTTATTAACTACTTGTTGCCAACTCTTTTTAGCATCATTGATTAACTTATCTTCAGCTAACTTAGCAGCTTTATCAGCTAATAACTTATCTCTTGTTTCCTCTGATTCATTAGCTCTAACACAACTCCAACCGTTAATTTTGCGACCATAACGAGGACTATTTGGATTCATTAATGGGTACACCGCTTTAGCATTTAATCCAGTTTCTTCAGTTAAATCTTCCATACCGTAACGACAGAAACTAACACCTTCAGGTGTTGTCAATATGAAGCGTTCAGCATCTGGTAGATATTGTTTAATAATTGGTTCTGCATTAATATCTCTAACTTGATAACCGTTAATTAAATTAGCGTTATTAATGTGATGTGATATTGTCTTCTGACATATATCTAATTTAAGTTGTTCTTTAATAGCATCAATACCATAAGAACAAAAACTGTAGTTATCTTTATTTAAACTAATACATTCGTATTTGTTAACGTAATCTAAATATGTTTTATCTACAGTTACATAATCATCATTAAGTGATTTAACTTTATAACCTTTATGATTAGTCATCTTATTACGAGCAACTTTAATTAAACTACTTACATCTAAATCTAGTTGTTGTAAGTGAGTTACACCGTAAGTACAATACTCAATTCCATCTGGTGTAGTTATTAAGTAACGACGATTTCTAACTAAACTATTACCTCGTTTTAATTTAGCTTCAGAGGTATTGTTTTTTAATCTAGCAGAAATTAAAGTGCTACCTAACATAGAAGCTCGATAACTTTTATTCTGCCAACGACTCGTCATCGTTCTTTTTAAATACTCTTTACCTTCAGGTGTTAGAAAACAACCTTTACCACCATTTAATACGTTATAACCGTTAGGTGTTAAAGCATTATATTCTTTAATAAAATAAACTTCAGTTTTATCAATTTCTGACTGATCTGTTGTTTCTAAAGTTTTAATAATTTCAATTTTAAATTTATCTACACCATATTTCTTAATTGCTTTTGATAATAAACTTTTAGTTCCAACATAATTACCGGCTCTAATATGTTCTGACCAACGCTTTTCAATTGTCCTATTTGTTTGTCCAACATATTTTTTATCATTAATTGAGTTTGTCACCAAATAAATAAATTGTGGCATAATAATCTCATTTACGTCATAAGATCATTATACCACAACTTAAACTCGGTCTAGTTAGAAATAGGGAATTATTATCTAACTACTTGAGCATACAGATTCTTGGGAGAATAAATTACTGGTAAAACCATTGATCATTTTGTTACCACGTAAGCTCTTTATCCTACGTATCAGTAGTTTCATGTGTTATATCTACTGTTCAGACTATATCATCATCCACTTGGGATGTTCGGCACTCGTGGGTTTGTTACTGTCCGGTCTGGACTCGAAACCTAGTCGTTGAACCTTCAAAACCATTCCTGGTTAAGCTTGGCTGCTGATTGTCCACTTCTGGAGTTTCCAGCAATTCACCGAATTTTTACTACTTAATTACTTAAATAGGCGACTACAAAAAGTTTCAATCGCTTGCAAAACATCGTTGATAGGCACAGTTGTCTTCTCATAAACACGTACCATTACAGGAGATTCAGTACCTGTTAATACACCATCTTTAACAACTTTCTGTTCTTCAGGAGTACCAATAGCTTGCTCACCCATTCCATCCTTGAGGAATACGAAGCAATTCTCATTAAGGAATCGAGCATTACTGATGTAGCTATCAATAGTATTAGTATTACCAGAGTAGGTATTATCTACTTGATAGAACTCATCATAATCCTTAATAGGAGGTAGGTTATTAGAAGCCATTACCTCTTGTAACATTGGGAAGCTAACAGAACCTACTTGTGCAAATCCAACTGATTGTCTAGCACGAGCAATAGTAGATGCTTGTTTCTGAAGATCACGCAATGCAGTATTACTCATTACGATGAGATCAGGCTTGTAACCATTAGTATTGACATAAGTAGTTACAGCATCTTCTAAGTTAGCGATACCATCAGCATTAGCGTAGTCAGTCCACTTGTTCAACTTAGGAGATGCAGTGTTACCAGTAGCAACAAGAGCATCAGGGAAGTGGTTATAACTAGCACCAGGACGACGGAAATCAATTGTCCATGCAACCTTAGTAATTGCATCAGATACACTCAATTGACCAGTCTGAACAACTTGCCAAGCCATGCTAGTAAGTCTATCAGCATGAGATTGGACGATCCCCTCAATGTGACCATAGAGATACTTAACGAGCATATCGTTAGTACCCTTAATGACGGAGTTATCAGTTAACTTCATGGTCATAACACTAGCGCGTTTATAGGCAGCTTCTTCCATTGCCTTACGCATCTGTTTCTGAGTTACTTCATCGAATGAATAGCTATTACCTAACTTAGCTAGTTCACCGATTACTCGACGGAAACCACCATGAGAGATAACTGGAGGTTCAGCACCAGGAGCAATAAAGTTCGCAACTGGTGTGAGACGTTCACTTACGTATGCTAGGAACTCATCGTCCTCATACGTCTTAATAGGCATGAATTGATCAATAAGTTTAGTTCTCTGACGCAGACGAGCAATAGTATCGTCTACTAGAGTTTCGGCAACTTTAGCTTGCAACTTATCGGTAAGAAAATTAGAAACTGAACCCATAGTAAGAAAAAAGTAGGATAGTGGGCGCGATAACATACATCATTAACATACGTCATTAACGCCCGGTTAGTTAGAATTTGTAAGCGAAATTGATGCTAGGGAATCGTCTAGCAATATCACCATCGAAGTATGGTAGATACTGGATACGAACACCATTAGCAATAGTATAGAGAGCTAGATCCTTAGCTGTTGCAACAGTATAATCAACTGCATGAACATGAAGTCCTACAATTGCATTAACTCTAACACCGATATTAGTACCAATAGGTAGAGCTACACTTGCGTTACCAGTTAATGTAATAACACCAGTTGTGTAATCAATAAATGCAATAGTACCAACAGCAGTTGCATTAGGAACTAGAGTTGCACTAGATAATGCAGCACTAGTTACAGTACCAGCAGTTGTAATGGCGCGGTTAGTAAGTCCATCAACTGCAAAGATAAATACCTTGTTAGTAATAGATGCTGCACGAACTAAATCAGATAATCCAGCAGTAGCATTAATAGCAGTAGCAACTTCACTAGCAGTAGTTGTAGTATTGTTAGTTGTTGCAGTTGCAGTTGCAGTTAAACCTTCTACAGTAACAGTTACAGTTTGAGCAGCAGTTACAGTAGTGATAGTTAGCGTAGAATATGGTTCAACTACAGTTAATACATCACCAGCAACAAAGATATTAGTTGGAGATGCAGTTACAGTTGCAGCACCAGTAGCAGTTACAGCAGTTAACTTAGTACGAGGTAGGAAGCGCAGTACGTTACCTACTTGAGCAACAAATAGTCCAGCAGGAACTTGTTTGCGAGCTTCAGTATTAAGACTAATGTAAGTATTCTGCACAGTTGCCGACACATTAGGATGATTACCATCACTGAATGCGAGAATGGCAGGATCAACTAGAAACGTTTGAGATTGATTGAAATAAGGCATAGTTTATGAACGATATTTTTTAATGTAGTTAGCAGCAATAGAACTCAAATCAGCTTCTTCATCTAATTCTTCTTCATCAAGAACTTCCTCAGCGAAGAATCCCATTTCCATAGCTGGCATACGGTCGAAGATTTCAAGTACAGTATTCATTGCATAGAGTTGAGTTGCAGGATCAACTTCGTTCTCAGCACACACGGTACTAAATGCCGCGATACGTTCATTAGCACTGAAGTTACCCAGTAGAGATTGAACTGCAAATGGAGTCATCTTACCAGCTTCTACAAGAGCGTAAGCACGTTCAGCTACATCAGCTAGAGCTTCTTTAATCTCAGTGTTGCGTTTAAATTCGGCGAACTCACTGTTCTGGTATGTAGCATAGTCAGCTTCCTGGTCTTCTTCATCTAATTCTTCATTCGTATCTAAGTAATCATTGATGTCTTCACCACGACTTTCAATACCCATAACTAATAGTTGATTTTCAGTAGCTTCATCAAGTCCGAGAACTTCAGATAGTGCTAATGAGAGATTATCAGTAGGAGCAATTTCACCTTCAATGATACCAAGTAATACATCAGGATTACATTCTAGAGCATCACTGAGATCAATTAGATATTCCTCAATGTCATCATAACCAGCAGCTTCGCCAAGTTCAAGTAACGCTGCACCATATTCACTACCTACACTAAATTCGGCAACTTCATCACCAGTAGAGTAAGCAGCTTCACCAACTACATCATAGATATCTTCTTCATCAATTTCTAATTCAGCAGCAATGCGTTCTTGTAGGTCGAGATATGCTTGAGTCATGTGTTGCTTATATTCGTCCTTCAACATCACACCAGCGGCAACTGCATTTTGTAGATTCTCAACTAAATCCGCAAATAGTTGATTGTGATATTCAATAGCTTCGTTCATAATACGTCTTAGTTATTTGTTTTGTTGTTTATATGCGTGTCTTATACCGAGTCCTGTACCAATGGCTAATCCAGCAGCACTACCTCTTAATGTTCTACGAAATGTATTTTTAGGGTTACTAGATATTAAACCTAAGACTCCACCGATTTGCGCTCCATTAGCTGCACCACTAGCAGCTTCACTAGTTAATGTAGCTCTACCTAATTTACGTAAGCTAAACTTGCGAGGTTTCTTATCCTTACTACCAGGAGTCCTAGCGAAATCAGCTATTCGGTAGTCAGATAATAACTGCATTATTTTTTCTTACCTTTCTTCATAGCTTTGTAAATACCATAACCAGCACCAGCAGTCAATCCAGCACCTAATACTGCTAATCCAGGAGCAGATGTAGCTAACGCAGCAGCTTGTTGTCCACGTAGACTAGCAAACTTACCAGCTTTACCAGCAGCACCTTTAATACCATCAAATGCTCGTCCAGGTGCGCCTTTATAATCGTAGTTCTTAACTCTATCACCCATATCTTTAAGTGATTGAACATCTCTATCAAATTGACCTTTAGCTCCACCAGAACGAGATAAAATATCATCTTTAAGTTTTGCACTTTGAGAACGATACATATCTTTACTTAATCTACTATCCGCAGTTTTTTTACCAATTTCAGCACCACCATATCTCATACCAGCAGCTCCAAGTCCGCCTAATCCAACTGCACCAGCACCAATACCAGCATATAAACCAGCACGAGATTTACGTTTCTTCTTATCCTTACCTCTACCTCTAGCAAAATCAGCGTTGTCGCTAGTTAATGATTCAAATTCTGCCATCGTATAGGCAGCAATAGGACGATTTGTATAATTCATAGACGTTAGTTATAGTTATTTATTACAGTTTGTTTCTTACCACTTAATCCACGGTATGCTCCAACTAATGCACCAGTTCCAACTAATGCACCAGTACCGATAGCTAAACCTTTACCAGTTTTAGTCTTCAATGCAGTTTTACCAGCTTGATAAGTTGCAGATCCGTATTTACGTAATCTTCCAGCTTTAACTTGTTTCTGCTGTGCAACTTTATTAACAAATGATTGTTTAACATCATCTGCATCTTTACTAACGCGATTAATAACACGTTTACCTAAATTCTTAACACCATCAATGCTTTCGCGGAGCAACCCGAACTCAGCACGATTAACTGCTTCCATCTCAGCCATACTAAATGCTGCAATAGGTAATCCACTAGCATAACGAGCGTTAGGATCATTAGGAGGCATACCCCAATTCTGTTGTTGACCTTGAGCTTGATAACCTTGCACTTGGTTCGGATAAGATCCACCATTAGCTTCCTGCATCATAGGATCTTGTTCTTCCTCACCAGATCCAATCAACGTAAGAAAACGAGTGGCGAAATCATTAATAGCTTGATACTGTACTTCTTCACGACTCTGACCGTTAAGTGCTTGTTCATCAATAGTCTGAATAGTTTCAGTTAGTTCCCATAACTTATTAGTTAAATCTTCGTATTGATTACGAATCTTATCTAACATATCATCACTGTTCTCTAAGTCGTCAAATGTAAGTGCATCTGATTCAAATTCAGCACGTTTAAATAGACTTAGATTAGCAATGGCGGGATTAGGTGTTGCACTAATTTCACGTATTGCATTACTTACTACATCAATGCCAGGACTAAGTGTGTTTAATAATCCTTCATTTAACTGACGTATTGCTTCACCACTTTTAATTGCGATTTGATTAACAAAGATACCTAACTTACCAGTTAATCCCTTATCATCAGCACCAGGAAAATTATCTTCATTAATAGTAGTGCATTGAAATTGAGATTCTACATCTCCAATAACACTAGATTGCTCCTTCTTATGATCCATCAATACTGGAATGCGAGTCTTAGCAAATAACGCATTAGAGTTACTAACTATCTCACGTATTCTAGCTGGACTAAATGTATGTGTTCTCTTCTTAGAGTCAACATGAGTACCTTCAATTAGGACTAATCCTTTCTTAATTACCTTATTAGGTGACTCACTTATTGTTTCTAAATTAGAAGCTGAAAAATAAGCTAATTTATTCATACTTGTTTATTGTGATTTAACTCCTACTAGCTCTATATGTTTCATAATAGTGAATATAATAGACATAGTGGGTTATTGTTCTTAATAAGCACATGATAGATAAACGTAAGTTAATCGGTAACAAAATTAAACGAGCTAGACAAGAAGCTAATTTAACTCAGGAACAGTTAGCTAAGGAACTATTTATGCAGAGAAGTGTATTAAGTAAGATAGAGACAGGTAAGTATTCTGTAGCAGCAGATAGACTAGGCAACTTTAGTCGAGCATTAAATAAAAAAATAATCTATTTTCTAAGTGACATCTAATGGTTAAACAAGACGTTAAAGTTAAATCGTATGTAAGGAAAGGTAAACTAGTTAAACAGTACCAACGTAAACAAGACAGTGCATTAGTTAAAGCAACTATAGTTACTGCAAGTACACTTGGACTAACTGCTGCTAGTTACCTATTACTAAAACGACGTTATATTAATGGATATAAAACATCAGCTAAAGAAGCATTTAAATTAGCTAATAATATAACACCTGTTAAACTATCAGATAAAGTAAAACGAGTTCACTTTACAACAGGTGGATTTAATGCAAGTAATCTAGAAGCACGTCAATCAATTAGCTTTGCACATAAAGTACGAAACTTATTTGATAAAACGCAAGAACACATAATACCAGTTAACACATCTAATAGTAATGTGAAGTATCTAGGTAGAAACTATAAGAATAAATTAGAGTTATTAAAGAATGGATCTATTGCATGGGCTAAACCATTTATTAAAGATGGTTATAATCCAACAGCTAGAGAGTTAGCGGCTGATATGTATTCTTACGCTAAAACATATCCCGATAAAGATTTAGTTTTACATGGATTTAGTTCTGGTAGTTTTATTAATTCTGAAGCTATTAATATCTTTAAAGAAATGGGAGGTAACGTTAGTAAAGTTAAACAAATTAACTATGCTGGTACTTACTTAGGCATAAATAAAGTTAACCCCGGTAATACACTTAGTTTTGGAAGTAAAGATGATTGGGATTTAACATCAAAGTATTTTCCTTACCCTGACATTAAATGGATTAAAGGAAAAAATCAACACACTATATCGGAGTATGTTGATGATAAGAATATTGTTAACCAAGTAAAACAGTTTATTGGTTATGAACCATTACAAATAAGGAAGGTTAATAAAGCTCCAATTAATGTAGCTGATGAAATTGCTCACATTAAAGATAGACAACGTAAATTAAAACAACTTCGATTTAATACGAAAATTCCAGAAAGTAAGAAAAAACAAGCGATGGATTCTGCTGTACAAGAACTTAATAAGGCTAAAAATAGACTCAAAATGGCTATTGATGAATCGCGGCGATCTAAATAGTATTTAAATAATCTAGAAACTCTTTAGACTTGGCGTGATTATAATAGATATTCTTAATTCTAGAATCGCGCGATTTTAATGCTTGTTTAAATACATCATCATC